TAAAACTTTGTTTAACTCTTGCATGATATTACTCCGTAGTTATGTATAAGATTTATCGCATACTACCGGACATAAAAAAGCCCGTCAACATTAACGGGCTAATATTTTACTTTTTTAACTAAACTTTTTTGCGCCGCTTTATACGTTGTTGCGGACGCCGTTGTGGTTTAGGTCTCTTTTGCTTCTCTTCAAACTCTCTAACCGCATCGGACCCATACTTTAATTTCGCAATCCATTTAAATAGAAAAAACATATTAACCCCAATCCTTTTGTGAACCATCAGCTTCAGCCTTACGATAGCCCACTGTATAAGCAGTGATCTCTTCAGGATTCATTTTAGGGAGGTCAACACGGTCAGACTGGAAGCTACCGCCCACAAAATAATGAGGGTCAAACGGTCTGTTGTACCAAAAATCTGCGGTGCCTCTATCATGAGGTCCGCCATGCCTTTCATCATACGTCATACAATATCCCCTATTTTACTTTTAACAAAGTCCCAATCGCTTTGCCGAAAAGAGACGTGAACATAATCAACGGTAACAAGTCCGCCAACAGCGAGGTCGGGATTGCCGTGCGTAACTGTTTTTTGTTGGTACACCATTCCGGTGTCGATGATCTTTACTAATTTAAGTATTTCGTCTTCGGTCATAATCATTTACCCATAGGTTAGTTAACTCTATGGGATAGTATGCGATTATCTAGGAGAGATCAAGTCCATAATTAGATTCCAGTCAAAATCCCCTTCAGAATAATAAAGCGGTTCAACCTTTAAGCCTTCCATCTTTAAGTCCATAGCGTCTCGACCATGGTAAAGGTAAATCTTTTGCGGCTGAGTTTTAGTAGCAAGTTTGCGGACCAATACCCAAACACTGGCTAGTCCATGCGTTGTTAACCACGCTACTTGGTGAGGTCTAAGATCAACCACGTTACCACTGGTTGCTTTGAGTTCTATGAAATGGAATCTGCCCGCATCATCGCAGGCTAAAACATCAGGGATTCCGGGCATTGCCCACGTTTCAATCCTCGTAGTCTTCCAAATTCTCGGGCTCTTCGCTATCCCCGTCTTCATCATCCGCCACAAGTCGGCCTCGCGCTTTGTCGCGGTTCTGGGAATTGCTCTCTCCTTCGGGAGTAATGTCGATAGTGATCGGGGCATAAGTTTGTTTAATCTCCTTTAAAGCTAACATCACTTCATCCTTACTCATGGAATCAATGCTGCCATGCCTTATTTCGCTTTTGCTGACGTAGATGTCACCTTGCGCTTGCCCTCGCCGGTATTCGGCTTGAACTGCGGCAGAGTATGCGCCGTTAGTCAAAGCCATGTCTCTAATGGTTTGTAAATCTCGCAGGTGCCTTTGGTAAGTAACCCCAAACTTCTCGTCGAGTTCTTGTCGATAGGCTTGGATAGCAAAGACTACGTGGGGGCTCATGTGCTGATTAGTCAGTTCATAAGCTCGGGTATGTGCAGAAGAGGCGGGGTAGCCTGCATTAATAGCGGCTTCCCTCATAGTTATTTGTCCGTCTTTAGAGACCAGTTCTTTTACAAACAGTTCCTGACGTCTAGTCAAGGGTTGAACCTTGGTTGCTTTCGGGCGTCCTACTTTCTTCTTAACAGGAGCGGGAACAGATTTAGCGGTCGTCTTTTCAGGCATAAGTAGTTTATCCAGTTATTAAGCGATAGTTTAGTTCTAACTATCCTATCTGTCTATATAGAGCTACAGAATTATTTTTTAAGAAAAAAAACTCCAGACCCCCTTAACGCACTTTTGGATTTAAGGTTACATAAACTTTGGTTACGTTACATTATTGTTTAACACTTATGTTACCTCTGAAACCCCTATATACACTGGGCTGATTAACCAAAGTTACACGGTTACACCGGTTACGCCTATATTTACAAAAACTTTTATTTTTCTTTCTGAGTTCCTATATACAGAACCGGCGTTTAATATGTTCCGTGTGCCGCGACGTCTTTGCCATAACGCATAGTTCTCGTATAATAAACTACGAGCCCTCTGCACCCTTGCTGTCCGAGGTTCCCTGCCTCCACCTCACGTAAGGTGTGGGGGGTTCGACCTTCTACTTCCCAAAAACGTATAGCGCGATCCCTGCTAGTAGTCCGCCGCTTACTGCGGTGATTACCAGTTCGTGCTTCTTGTACCAAGGTTCGAGGTCCGCGTCGTGCGCTTCTTCCATCTTGGTATCGAAATCATTTACACGGTTCACGACAAGTTCTACTTCTCGCACGGGGTGTTTCATCCACTTCGGATCATTGCCTTGTAGCAACCAGCCCATTACTTCGGAGTAGTCCCATCGATTCACGGTGCGTGGTCCGAGGTCCGAGATTGCATGTACTTTCTTCGCCTTCGGAAATAATTTGCCATGCGGGTTCTTTTTAATTCGACGATAGAGCGTGGGCCGTGAGCATTTTGCTATGAGGCAAACTTCATCGATGGTGATTAATTCTTTCATGTCTTTTCTCCACAATGTTTAAAGAAGATTATATGCGACTTTATGCAACATGTCCATTAGTGAACAGAGCCTCCAACATCGTCAAACACGAGCGAAGATTCTTCAGCATGAGCGGCGGCGTTGGACATACAAGATGAGAGTAAACCGATTGCGGAGGGTGTGTCGGGTGACATGATAAGTAGTTGGGTCATAAGTTGGGTAATGGCACCACCGATTGCGGGTCCTTGTGCCAGTCCCATAGTATTAAACTCTTCTAGCATTTCTGCCGCGAGTTCTGCGGCAGTGTAGAAGTCTTTTCTGGCTTGTTTTTCAGCCTTGGAGTAATCGTTGCCATGCTTTTTCAACTTCATTAAGCCTTTGTCGTTTTGCTTCGGGCTTTAGCGTAGCATCCTTTTCGATCAGAGTAAGAGTTTGGTTAACTACATCGTTGATCTGGGATACTGCCCAAGTCCATTCGATGTCACTTACGCGTTTGTCGGCTTCCATGTGTCTACCTCCGCATACCACTTACCACCCTTGCTTTCGCAAACTTGGACGTTGATCCATTCGTCAGATTGACCCGTGAGCCACGCTGCGAGTTCTTCTCTCTTTATGCTGATGTTGCACTTGACCCATTCAGGAGCCTTTTCGTTTGGTTTCTTTGCCATTAGGCCATCTACAAATACTTTATCTACCATCATTTTTCTCCTTATAAAAAAATGCCCCGAGCCGGGGGCAACCGAACTCGGGGCGGGTCTTAACTAACTACGGATGAGTATGTTGCCATGCTCATGATCATTATACACAGAGGTATGGGAGAAGCAACACTTAATCGCATACATTCTCCGGACACTCCGCTGTTTTGGGGTTATCAGTAATTGATAAAAGGCAGACAGTGCAGTACCGCACCAACTCAGTTTCGGTTTTTTTCACAATTTTGAGGGGTTTCCTACACTTCGGGCATTGGTTCTTAATCAACCTTTGGTGTGTCGTTCCCTTTTCGGATGCTTTTAAATCCATTGCTATCCCCTTGCGCTTCTTTATACCAGTCGAATACTAGGCGCAGTTGCCCACCAATCGTCCGGCCTTCCGCCTTAGACAGTTCTTTTATCTCTTCATACACTTCTCGCGGTACGAGAATGCTTTTCCAACGTGTTGTATCCATGTTTTATCTCTCCGATGCCCCCGGATATCTAAGATAATATAGGAAGATATATAGGAATGCAAGAAAAGAAACCCCCGATCCGAAGACCGGGGGCCGTGGTTAGTCGAGCATTTTCCAGTATCCATAAACACAACGCATTCCGTCTCTGGAGCAGTCGTAGTTATCATTGATGACACCATCAATAACCGCTACGTGATGTCGAGATACCGAGCAGACCAATCGGCCTTTGGGTAACTCTCCTGCTATGAGGTGGACCTTGCACCCTGACCCGATGGACATGGTTGGTGTCCAAACGAAACCCAGTTCAACCATATAGGCTTTGAACCATAGTCGGGTAGTGTTAATTCCGTTTCGGGCAGAGCGAGTACGCTTTTCCGTATCGTGTTTGGATTTTCGTTGCGTTAGATTTCCTTCGGCTAGTCTGTCGTAGACCTGCTGATAGGGAAGCTGTGCTGCGATGGCTATGGCTCTACAAACACAGTCGCCTGCATTGCCTTGGTAACCTGCGGCCTCTCGACCTCCATCGTTATAAACGAACACACTGGTATTGTTGGCTTCACTCATGGTGAACCTCCGTAGTTGATTAAATTGTCAAAGAGCGTGGGGATTTGCCCTCCCCAATCAAACGGGTTTTCCGATTGATATGCGCATTGTGACATATTATCGCATACGTGTCAAGCTAACTTTTTAGAAAGTTATTCCGCTTCTCCCCAAGATGGACCCATTTCTATGTCACAAACGTTAGGAACCTCTAAGGGTACAGCGTTCTCCATAACCTTCGCGATCTCTTGCGCTTCTTCGAGACTGCCTACCGACATGGCCAGTTCATCATGGATTTGTAGCATGGGTAGTTTTCCCATCTTATACAGATTGACCATCGCCTTCTTAGTCATGTCCGCGGCAGATGCTTGGATGAGTCTGTTGAGTGCTTTATAGGTATACGCCCGCTTTAGTCTGGTCGTAGGTCCGTAGGCATCAACCGCTTCCTTGTAGGGTAGCGCCTTGTTCATGGCGAACGTGTCTGGCTCCCACATATCGAAGCGACACTTACGGCCTTCTAGTGATCGCAGTGCACCACCTGACGACTTATCGTTCAGTCGGTTCATTACACCGGTCATCAATCCTTTAACGAAAGGAACACGAGCGTGGTATTGCTTAACCAAACCCTTCGCTTCATCCACTGAGATATCTAATTGGTCAGACATCTTATTAACACCCATGCCATAAATTAAGCCTAAGTTAATGGTCTTGGCTTGCTTCCTTGGGATGTTAGCCATCTCGGCAACTAGACTATGGAAGTCTGTTTCCGGTTTGTTGTTATAGGCCTCAACAAAGTCAGACGCTCCTTCCAAGGGTATCCCTCGCGTTTTTCCGTATACATGCGCATAATGTACCAAGATGCGTGGTTCTTGTTGCGAGAAGTCAATTGCAGCCCACTTATCCCCTTCTTCCGGCAGGAATAGTGAACGTATCATGGGTCCATAGATAGGATCGCGAGCCGGGATTTGCTGTAAGTTAGGATTCCTCATTGAGATGCGGCCCGACACAGTACCCCCATCATCAGAACGGAGTTGATTAACATGACTATGAATTCGGCCATCAGCGTGGCAGTGCTTCATGATGGAATTGATGAAAGTCCCGGAGGTCTTATTCAGATTCCGAGCCTCGACAATGAGCTTCGCGACGGGGTGATTATGCTCTTGGAGGAAGAGTTTGGTGAAGGACGGTGCTCCTTTCTCAGTCTTTGGGTACTGGATTCCGAGGTTGTCGAACGACTTGGCAAGAGACTGCGCAGCCCATATTTCAACGCCCGATCCAGCGACGCGCTTCAACTCCTTCAAGACCTCCCGCTCCCGTTTAAGGAGGCTGTCCCTAGTACGCTCCACACGATTGACGTCAACGCGAACCCCGCGCATAGTCATGTCCACGAGACATGGCAGCAAATCCAGTTCGAGATTAGCGACGCCCCACAAGTCCTCTTGGCTCAACTTAATGGAAAAGTAATTCCAAAGTTCGAGGGTAAGTTCCGCGTCTGCTTCGGCGTATGGACCGACATACATAGCGGGCATCTTCCACATTTCAGCTTTGGGATCGACACCGAATTCCCGAGCAGCCTCAGTTAAAGCTTTCTCAGATTTAGTTTTGTTTAGTAGATCGTAACAAAGCGCATTCAAACTGTAACTGAAACGGTTTTCGTCGAGCAAGGATGCGACGATCATCGTATCGATAATACGTCCGTTGACCGTGAACCCCATTTGTTTAATCCAACCCAAGTCATACTGAGCGTTGTGCATGATCTTATCAGCAGGACACTCGAATACTTTTTTAAGCCATCGGTTAACGATACGCTCATCAAGGTTACCACCACCTAAGTGACGGATAGGTAAGTAGCACGACCAGCCATCGACTGCGACGGCATAGCCTACGACTTCGCCGTCCCCTGTTGGCCATCCGGGACCGTTCACCTTTAGGTTCGGGTCGCGTGTTTCCACATCGATTGCAATTTTAGATGCCCCAGTAATATCGGGCAGCTCTAAAGGTGGAACCCATTCGTTCTTGTTAGCGAACATTGCCATTTGTAAACTCATTCTTTAATCCTTGGGTCATCGCCCATTGAGTACCGTAAGTACCAAACGGCTTTTTGTTTATCTTGCTTGGAGTCTTCGTTCTTATTATCCATTCGCCATATATATTTAAACGCTGCTATCTCGGCATAGATGTTAACTTTGTCCTGCCCAAACGCTGCAACCATCGCGTC